TGTTTGTTTGTACATAAAATATTAAAACCTTTGTTTGGAGATGCTCAAGTACCAATGAGAGCCATAGAAAATTTAGAAGAACAGTTTAATTTATACATGCGTATGGCCTTGTTCTTAGTAGTTGATGAATTTCGAATGGGAGATTCAGGTAACATAGGACGTATGGCAGACAAACTAAAGCATCAGATTACAGAACCTACATTAACGGTACGTGCTATGCGTGCTAACCAAGTAGAATTACCCAGCTTTTGTAACTTCTTATTTCTTACTAACAGAGCTGACGCTGTCAAAATAGAAGATGGCGACAGACGTTACAACGTAGCTCCCAGGCAAGAACGTAAGTTAGATAAAACATTCCCTGAGTTACTTACACGTCTAGAAGATCTGGATAAAGAACTGTACATGTTTTCTGGTTTACTAGAGAAGTTTCAAGTTGATGAACGTATGGCTCACACAGCATTAGATAATGATGCTAAACGAGACATGAAGTTAGTCAGCATGTCAGTACTAGAAGAATTTGCAAACGCTATAAAACTCAACAACTTAGAATATTTTGTAGAGATTTTAGATATACCACTTACAAACACATTTGACGCCGGGGGAATAAGTACAGCACAACGCTACATAAAAAATTGGATTGCAGCGTCAGGTCAAGAACTTATAATTCCTATGCAGCATATGAAAGTCGTGTATGATGTATTAACAGATAACAAGAAAGTGTTATCTACAAGAGACTTTACTAAGGCTATGAGCCGATTAAGTATCGCAACAACCCGTAAAAGAATGGGTGAAGGCGAAAACAAGTCAGCTCCAAGAGGTATATTAATTACTTGGGTCTTAGATAAAGAGGTAAAAGAGTCTTTACTTGACGAGCATTTTGACAAGAAAGACATGGAACTTACTAGGAATATAGCTACACACTAAATTATGTCAAAGCTTGTACAAGACAAGCGTCCAGATCTAGAGAACGTAATAGCAACGGACGCCCCAAAAGAGTTGGGACTCATACCAGCCTGGTCACACTCAACTTTAAAAACATTTGAGAGCTGCGCTTATCGTAGTTACATCTCTAAAGTTAAACGTGTACAAGAAAACTTTGGCCCTGCAGCTGCACGTGGTAGTGAGATACATCAAAAAGCAGAAGACTACGTCAACGGTACGTTAGGTGAATTCCCATTAGAATTAAAAAAATTCGAGAGTCAATTTAAAATACTACGAGAGCTGTATATAGAAGCTAAAGTAGAACTTGAAGGCGACTGGGGATTTACAGTTGATTGGGAACCTTGTGGTTGGTTAGTACCAGAAACCTGGGCACGTATTAAGTTAGATGCTATGGTTCATGAGACTGATACATCAGCACGCGTTATTGATTACAAAACAGGTAAAAAGTTTGGTAATGAGATAGCACACGCACAGCAAGCATTAACTTATGCAATCGGTAGTTTTTTTAGATACCCAGATTTACAACACGTACAAACAGAGTTGTGGTATCTAGATCAAAACGAAACTACAGTCCAAGCTTATACTAGAGATGAAGCGATGTTGTTTATGCCTAAACTCCATCAGCGAGCTGTAGCTATGACTACTGCTACTAAGTTTCCTCCTAACCCTTCCAATTACAATTGTAAGTGGTGTTCTTATAAAGAAGGAGAGTACCCAGCTTGTCAACATGCTATTAAATAAAGTATAATTAAATGATAAATACAGAATTAAATACAGAACTAAATAATAAATACAGGATTAAATATGAAATTAGATTCACCGCCCGCCTATGCGCATCAAACTGATACCACAAACTTTATTCTAAACAACCCTCGATGTCTTATTACATCGGACCCTGGCACAGGTAAAACACGTTCTGTGTTAGACGCTTTAGTGCAAACTAAAAGTGTAACCTTAGTCATAGCACCGCTATCTATCTTAGAAGCTGCTTGGGTAGATGATATTAAAAAGTTTCAACCCACTCTTACTTACGGAGTAGCTTATGCTAAGAACCGCCAGAAAATATTCGCTGACCAAGAACTTGACATGGTCATTACTAATTTCGAAGCTGTTAACTACCTATCAAAAGATCCATCGTTACTTGACCGATTCAATACGTTGGTGGTTGATGAATTCACAGCCTTTAAGAACAAAGATTCTAAACGATCCAAAAACCTTAGAAAGATTGTGTCACAGTTTGATACCAGGGTGTTTATGTCTGGTACTCCTAATACTAATAGCATTATAGATGTCTGGCATCCAACACTTTGTGTAGATGACGGGCAACGTTTAGGTACTCGCTATTATAGTTTTCGTAACCAAGTATGTACTCCTAAGTTCAATGGCTTTGCTAATGAATGGATAGACAAACCAGGTATTGAAGAAACAATAGCACACCAACTAAACGATATTAATGTTCGTTATGCTTTAGAAGATTGTATTGATTTACCAGATAACGTAACGCGTGTAATGCATACAGATCTAACACCTGCTGTGCAAAAAATGTACAAAACGCTCTCTGAAGAGTCTGTCTTGTACACAAAACAAGGGACTATTAACGCAGTTAACGCTGGCGCTCGTGTTAAAAAGTTACTGCAATTAGTTTCTGGAGCTGTGTATGACGAACAAGGTGATGCTAAATACATTCACCAACAACGTTATGACATGATTATGGATCTGTTAGAAGTACGCAAACACAGTTTAGTTGCATTTAATTGGAAACACGAACGTAATGCTTTGACTGCATTAGCTGACAAACGTGGTTATACGTACGAGATTATTGATGGTGAAACTAACCCACAGAAGCGTGTTGATATTGTACAAAGATTTCAAGCAGGCCAAATAAAAATACTGTTTGCTCATCCTCAATCTGCAAGTCATGGTCTTACACTAACTAAAGCTACCACCTGCATTTGGTGTAGTCCCACTTACAATGCAGAACATTTTCAGCAGTTTAACCGACGTATACATAGGTCAGGTCAAACTAATAAAACTGAAACTATACTCATTGCAGCACGTAATACCTGGGAAGAAACAGTGTATGAAAAACTCAATGGGAAACTAGGCAAGATGGAGAATCTTCTCCACATTTTAAATAAACTACACAATTAGGAGAATTGTTATGGAAGAAAAAAAGAATTTGAATCAACTTATGGACGAACTGTCCTCTGTACGTAAAGACATTAAATCTTTACAAGAACAGGAGAAGGCCCTTAAGTTACGTCAAAACGATCTCGATAGTGAAATCATTTACAAAATGGAAGAGCAAGGTCTCGACCAGATTGCGAGTGATGTATGTACAATTTCTAAGAAAATAGATGTTGTACCTACTGTAGAAGACTGGGACGTGTTGCATAAACACATAATCGACACTGGTCGGTTTGAGTTATTGCAAAAACGTATGTCGGCTACTTCATTTAGAGAGGCTTTACAACTGGACGGTTCTGTCCCAGGAGTTAAGTCTACGGAGCTTACTAAGATTAACTATCGCAGTAAGTAAACATTAACCATGAAAAAAGGAAGGTGAACTATGGCTGAATCAAAAGCAATATCCTTAGTCTCAGCTAACGTGCCTACGCATGTTACAGAGTCTACGGGCCTTGGAAACGAAAATGTTTCCACCCAGCACTTACAAACCCCCAGGGTAAAACTACTTCAACAAATGAATAGCGAAGTTGACGAAAGTCACGACGCGTATGTTGAAAAAGCTAAACCTGGTGATTTGTTAAACACGGTAACCAACGAAATCTACGGTACAGAAATATACGTTATCAACGTACATTTTACTGAAGACTTTGTTGTTTGGAGAAAACGTGAAAAAGGTGGTGGCCTTGTAGCTAGTTGTGCGTCAAAAGCTGATGCGGATGAAATGATCGGGGACCAAGATGGTAGCCCAAATGATTATGAAATAATCCAAACTCAGTCTCACTTATTGATGCGCAAAGATGCAACAACAGGAGAAATGGAATCAACTCCATTTTTAATGGACTTTGCATCTTCTAAGTTGAGAGTATCTCGTGAATGGAACACGCAGATTGCTCAGCTTGGCGGCGACAGATTTTCTACGTTGTGGAAAGTCTCTTCTGTAAAAACCCAGAATAGAGCTGGGCAACCATTTCAAAACCTTAGTGTTATGAAAGAAGGTTGGGTTACAGATGATGACTATGAAATGGCTAAGAAAGTCTACAAGAGTGTATCAGGTAACACAGAAGCCTAAATGACTGTGTGCGTACATGCTGCGACATATACTGTCGCGGCGTGTATGTATTTTTTATGCTATGCTGAGTCTGTGAATGAAACAGGCTTTATTAATAAAGTAAACAAAGCGCTATCTACTGATATTTATAAGTGGAAAATTAACGATCCCTACCACGGGGGTGTGCCCGATGTTTACTACAGTGGTCCTGCTGGGATGTGCTTTGTAGAATACAAATACAAACCAAAGCTGCCGGCAAGAAACACGTCTAAAATAAACTTTGGCCTATCTAAACAACAAGAAATTTGGCTTACAGACCGTCGAAATCACCAGGTGTCCGTGTATGTATTAGCAGGTTGCGAAGATAAAGTAGTTCAAGTGAGCTATAACTTTGGCAAAGTAAACGAATATACCAAACAAACATTTTTAGAAGACGCTATGGATTTTAAACAGGCAGTCTTTTTATTAAATGCACGTTTAGGAGGAACCGATGGTTGATATGGTAAACAGTCCACCACATTACAATGATGGCGGAATAGAGTGCATAGAAGCAATAGAAGCGTCTATGTCACAAGAAGCATTTAGAGGCTATTTAAAAGGAAATATGTTAAAGTATCTTTGGAGATACGAACATAAAGGAGGAAAAGAAGACCTTGATAAAGCAAACTGGTATCTTACAAAGCTTAGAGGATCTTTCTTGGAAAAGTAAATGTACGAATATAACTGCACGGTTGACCGAATTGTTGATGGGGACACTATTGATGTTGTTCTCGATCTTGGTTTTTCTGTTCGCTATAAGTCTAGGGTGCGTTTATATGCTATTGATACTCCCGAGTCACGTACTCGTAACAAAGACGAAAAAGTTCGTGGAAAAATGGCTAGCAAATTTCTTTCAGATGCTGTTAGCAGTGGTTCTGTCGTTATAAGGACTGAACTTAAAGATTCTAAAGGTAAGTATGGGCGGGTGTTAGGCACAGTAGTGGTCGACGGCGTTGATATTAACCAGGCTATGTGCGACAAGTTCTTAGCTGTTCCTTATTTTGGACAAAACAAAACTGCAGTAGAAGCTGCACATCTAAGTAATAGAACTAAACTTATTGAATTAGGTCAGTTCGACCCTACGACCGTTTCTTCCTAGCAGTTTTTGTACGTGCAAAAGATCTATTATGACTCTTATGTCGTACTGCAATATTCTTTTTTGCATTATTAAACGGATTACCATCTTTGTGATGTATATCTTTATCATCACCTTTTTTAACAGCACCAGTACGTAACGCAGCCCGCCTGGCTTTGTTACGCATAGCCCGTCTCTTTTTTTGAGCTGGACTACCTTGATATTTATCGTACTCGTTACGGTAATTTCTGGCCATTATTGTTTAGCTTTGCCAATGTTTATAGCTAGAATGTCTATAAACTTGTATAGCTTTGCAATCCACACGTCATCCTTTGGGGTTGGTGTAGATGCAGCAACAATAGATGCTACTGTTACAATAATAGTTGCGTAGCTTACTATATTCATTATTAATTCCATAGTAGTGTCCTCCTTACTTACATTATTCCACAAATGTAAACACTCTCAAAGGTTTTGCCTTGCCTTTTACAGGCATCGGATCAAGTTCTTGTAAGTAATACCCACACAAAGATTCAGTTTTTTCACCTATAAGTATGTCCACACCAGCTTCTTTAGTTGCAGATTCAAGTCTTGCACCACAATTAACTGCATCTCCTATAGCTGTGTAATCGAACCGTGACTCACTGCCCATGTTCCCTATCACAGCTTCGCCTGTGTTTATCCCAATGCCAATTGCAATTGGAGGTAGTCCTTCAGCTTGCAGTTCTATATTTAGAGCTTCCATGTTTGTAACTATGTCTTTTGCACAATCACAGGCCGCTTGTGGGTGGTTAAGTAAATCTAGTGGAGCGTTAAAGATAGCCATCATAGCGTCTCCTATGTACTTATCTACCATCCCGTTGTGTTTTTGTACTGCTTTTTGTTGCGCTGTCAGAGCTTTATTCATTACATAAGTCACTTCTTCAGGCTTTAATCGTTCAGACATAGAAGTAAAACCCCTGACATCTGTGAATAAAAACGTAGCTTCTTTCTTTTCACCGCCT